AAATTCATCAACTCTTTTGATAAATTCAACACCTGTTTTAATATCTTTTTCTTTGATGACATTGCGAACTTTGCGAATCTTTCTAGGGTCAATATATCGAATGTCTGTGATGCCCTGACGAGGTTTTGCTGTATCTATCACCTTGTGGAAATACATTCGACCATCAATATACCAACGACGAAAAAAATCTTGTGCTCTATCATTGAATTGTAACATATGAATAATGTTCTTGAATTCTTCCTCAATACTTTTCTTGATTGAGGCAGAAACTTTTACATTGTTCAAATCAAGTTTGACTGGTGTTTCATCATCAAGATTGGCAATGGCTTCGTTGACAATATCATTGATGGCAGAATCAACGTCAGCCATTAACGCAGTCTCACGATATCTTTTAATTTGTTCTGATTCGTTTTTTGCAACACCCTCTAAATCAAGATAGGTTCCATAATAACCCCCTGCCTTGATTGTGTCCAGGGCGCCATCATCAGAAGGGGGTACAAAACTTCTTTCAGTCTGTACCTCGCCCTTCTTCTTGATGGAATAACCAAATAGTTCCATAATATTTACGCCTTTTTAAAAAGATTAAACAGGTGTTACGTCAAAGTGAGAATATTGGAATGTAACATTGAATTCCGAGATTACATCGTTGGCTGAATACGCCAACGCAACTTCTGACACCGTGATAGGGAAAGCATTTAAAATCGTGTACTTACGAATTTCAGCATTGTTTCTATCAAGCTGTGCAACTTGCAAGTCACACATGTATGTTGCAGGTGCCAATGAACCACCATTGTCTGCACGATTGTTCATAAGGTTTGACCACGATTCAAACGCTTTACGTAATTTCATAGCAGTGTCATTCAATACTGTAATTGTCCATGGGTCAAACGTGCGCTCACCTGCCAACTTGACCTCACGACCACGATATTGAACAATCGTAGGATTCACGTTTGATGCAGGAAGTGCTGCCGATGTTACAAGCAATGCATCATCACCCGTCACGGCTGCACCAATTATGGTAGGCCAATTAAGTGTTACAAGAAATTGATTGGGGCGTGAACCGCCAGCTCCCAGCTTATTTTTAAATTGCGAAATGTCCATTTGTGCCATTGTGCTGTTCTCCTAGTGAGTTATTGATTAACCGACGATTTCTTCAAAAGCCACGCCTGTGCGTGTTGCCACAAAGTTCAGCGTGATGAAGTTGATCGAGCGGGCAGGTTTGATGTAAATATCAGCTACAAAGCTATTTTGGTCAATAACTTCACCCGTGTTGTTTGTTTCATCGCAGATGACTCGGAAATCATATACACCACGACGGCCCTTAACATCACGTAAGAATGGTTCTACGAGATTACGGAATTGAGCGCGTGTGAACGCATCATTGAATTCAAATAATTGATATCTTGAAGCAAGACTAATGGCTTTTTCTAGCACAATGAACAATCTACGAACATTGATTCTATCAAAGGCACTTGGCTTCGCCAATAATGTCTTATCGCCAAACAATACAGTGCCTTCTCCCGGGAATGATACCACAGGGTTGATTGATGACTTGTACAAGGTATCGCGGTCCGTCTTGTCAGGCGAATATGCTAACTTCACAACATTCTTGATTTGCCCACGATTTAATCCACCAGGTGAGAACCAAGTATCGGCAACATTGTCGGTGCGAGCGCACAATCCGGCAATATCTGAGTTCAAAGCAACCCAACGATATGTGTCATTGTACTTGTCATATTGATATTTCCACCCTGAGTCAAGAACACCAAATGATGAACTGACATTGAAACCGCCAGCGGTACGTTCTGTGACGATATCATCAGCTTCGCTACCAGCGTTATTATATACTGATGCAAGTGATGGTGAGCAAAACACCATGCAATCGCGGCGAACGTCAGCAACATTTTCAATGACATATTTTGCCACAGCTAAACTAGCGGGGCCTGTGAACAACAAGTTCACATCAATCAAATCGGCGTTGCTGAAAAGGTCATACCCTGTTTGAAGTTGACCTGCTGTGGGTGCATCAGCGGAAGTTCCTCCTGTCAAAGATAACAGAAGTGCATTGGGTGCAGATGCTGCGGTAAAGGTGAGCCCTGCTGCCTCACTTCCCCAATTAGAACCTGTTTGATGATCCATCCACAAAATATATTCGCTGCCTTGTAGTACATCGGCATAGTAGTTGTTTGCACCTGAATCTGTTTTAGCACCTGCTGCCTTTGATACAAACGCAAATCGTTCAAGAACTGGGCATGCTGTTCCTGTGATTACACCATCTTCGTCAACAACAATGACATGCAGTTCATCATTAACACCTGAAACGTTGTCTGCAAAATCTGATGTTCCTGGTGCTGTATCGAATTCATCTTCATATGCCCAGCCCGTATACGTAGCTGCGTCACACATGGAAACACCCAACGAGTTGCCTAATGCACCCGGATATTTCGCAGCGAAAAGACCAACGTTCCCTGAGCCACTTGAATATGTGGCTTCCCACTCTAACTCGTTCTTGATAAGAATTGGAGAAACAAGTGTATATGTTAATCCTGTCGGTGTACCTGCTGTAGTCGTAATTGCTACACCCGCATCTGTTTGCAACGTGAATGTTGTTGTACCATTTGTTGCTGAAACCGTGTAAATCGTGCCTGTGGCATATCCTGTGATGGTGCCTGTTCCACCGAGTGTCCCGGTGATGACAACTTTGTCACCGACAACCAATGTACCTGCTGCACATGAAAATGCTCCTGCAGTACTCGTGATGACAACTGTTGTTAATGCTGTACCGACAGCGCCCTTAACAGCTGAAGCATTCTTTGCCGCAGTACCTACTGCACGCACAACCTTTAGGTTGTTTGAATAGCTTAAGAAATTGGCAGCTGCGAAGAAACTCGTGGCGGTTGTTGTATTGGGCTTACCGAATGTTTTTACTAATTCTAATTCTGAGCTAATGGTTACTGCGTCGAGAACTGGCCCCCATTGAAATGCACCGACAAAGCCACCAATTGATGTGGCGACTGCGGGCACAACATTCGTTAGGTCCTTTTCAACAACAAGTACACCCGGTGATAATTGAAATGCCATGTTATTCTCTCCTGTAAATGATTTTTAAAACCTGTTGGTCCTGTCATTTCAAACGTTTATATAAAAAACGTGATGTTTCTGAGGTTTAGAATATTTATACTTTTATAACTCTTTACTCCCCGATAATGTCTTTCCAAAGAAGTTTTGGGTCGGTTGACCACACAGTATTGCCTGCAAGCCAGACTTCTTCCTTGTCTCCCGTGTCAATAACACCAAAGGGTGTCAGTTCATCTTCAATTTGCAACATTTGTTGTTTGTACATCTTCTCACGAACATTGACATCGGTGAGTTCTTGAAAATACTGATTGGATGTCAACCATCCAAACAACACCATTGTCATGACCAAATCGTCATGATATCCTTCGTCTGCTGTATAACTACCATTCTTTTCAATGAATGTAGAGAATTCGTGAATGGTTTCAGCATCAAATATATTTAGTTTTTTTTCTTCGAGTAAACTCTTAATGGCAAAACATCCCTGGCGCTTCACAGACTTTGTGGTTCTCACACCCAACGTTGTTGTTTTACTGAATCCTGGGCTAATATACGTTCTCCCATTCTCTGATATTGTGGACAGAATGTTTTCATATTCCAATTCACTGTGCAAGATGTCGGCGATTTGCCCTCCAATGTCATTGGTTTCAATTAACACATAGGCATTGTTGTAATCTTTCGCTGCTTTGAAAATAACATCAGGGAATAGCATTGGAGCAATGGTGTTGTTACGAAACTTACCCACCAACTTGTAAGGCATTGCTGTCACATCAACAATCGTGAACGCAGAATAATCGCCCCCAACCCCTCGCGCTACATCTACTGTTATTATATAGTTCTTTCCTAGTTCTGGGTTTTCATACAAATCCAATCCCATCTCACTGTGATATTCCGGATCACGGCTACTCATATACCCCAATGTCTTACCATTAATCAACGTGTTACTTGACCCCAAAAATTGACAGAGAACTTCTTGGTTAAACTTCACTTCTCCCAGTATTCGAAGTTGTTCTTCTGCCCAGGCTTCATCTCTTCCTGGAATTTCAGTATACGGAATGAAGTGATGAACGAAATCGTTTTTCCCTTGTTCCGCTTCATTCCAAAACTTCCAAAAGTGATTATACCCATACGGGGTTGATGTCAGAAGCACTTTTGTTGTGACACCCGCAGAAATTGTAGGATACACAGATGCAAAGAATTGTTCAGCAACGTTGTTGGGAATAATGGATGCTTCATCAATGTACAGCCAATTCACCGACTTACCACGAATACCTGACGTTGTTGTTGCTGATGTAAACACCTTACTTCCATTCTCTAGTTCTACATTACCTTTGTTCCATGTTCTCACGCCTTGTTGCATCCACAAAGGAATGTTCTCGTACATGATTTGATATCTATCCAAGACTTCCCGAGCAGCACTACCTTTATTGGCAAGAATTGCCACAGTCTTATTTTCTTGAAACAAGGTATACCACAGAATACATGCAGCAGCAGTAACCGTTTTGCCCTGCTGCCGCCCTTCCATGAGCACAACTTTTCTGTTATTCAGAATGACATTAACTTTTTTCTTTTGACATTCATATAATTGAAACTTCACCAACCCTTTGTCCAATGACACGATGTAACAATACTGTTCAATGAAATACACAGGGTCCGCTTGACACTTCACGATTTCTTGAATTTGTTGTGCTGTGAATTCGTGTTGGTGTCCTACTGTTTTAAGATTGGGATTGCCATGATATGAATTTTCCGTCATGCTATTACATCAATGGATTCCCCTGTCGGAATCTGACCCTTCATCGCCTTCAGTAATTCTGACGTGGAGCCCACAAACAAGTTGTTTTGTGTTTGTATTTTTGGAGCGTCAATCTTCTCCAACTCTTTCTTTCTCTTTTGAACTTCCAGTAAATCTTTGGCAACATCACTCACCGTTTTAATCAATTGTCCTACAACTTCATAGGCACGAGGATGATCACTGTTCTTGGCAATATGTAAAATCCCATCCACCGCTTCATTGCCTTTACTTATCAAATTGTGTAAAGTTTCACGCGCATGTTGAGCATCATCTTCTATACTCGGAATTGCCACAGGAAACACTTCACTCGAAGTAACAGGAACAACATTGAATTTTTCATCTAACGACATGGTTATTCACCTTGATATATTGTATCAAAATCTGTAATATAATTGTATGCATCTGTGGGAAGTGCGTCAGCCGGGCTTACTGTAGTTGTTATTTTAGTACCAACTTCCGTGTTCACAGGCACAGTTCCAACTGCGAGTGTGTTATCAATATACAAATTTTGTATCGTTTCTTTAATGAGAGTTGCATTGTCAACATACCCATAGAAGTTCAACTTCACGGTGAAATTGAAATCCCATATGATGGTCAATCGTTTGTCAAATCCTCCCTCATATTCATCATTGTAATTCACACTATCCAAAATGATTTGCAAATCACGTTTGATGCCCAATTCAGGGATTTCATTCACGGTGATACTGAAATCAGGATTAAAGAATGGAAATATTTGTTCAACAATTTGCAATCCATCATCTTGATTCTTGGCAAACACACTCATACTGATATTCATGTTGTATGGTGTCGATGTATAGGCA